GCGAGCGTTTCGGAAAACCCTCAACATGAGGGCTAACGGGAAAAAAGAAACGAATCCGGCAGAACTATCTACCGAATCCGGCACGATGAGCTTTGAGCAGATCGAGGCCGAGCTACGCCGAACCGGCCTAGACCCAAACACGGCACGGACGCTCAAGCTCCGCATCGAATCCCTGCGCGGTATGGTCAAGTATCAGGCCGAAATGGGCAAGCTAGTCTCACGCGCCGAGGTGGAGGAATACTTCGTGCGGATGGCAATGGCCATGCAGTCTTTCCTCCGCCGATACGAGCGCGAGATACCGGCAATCTGCCTAGGTTTGAGCTTGTCACAATCAACCCCTTTGGTAAAAGCCAAGACAAGGGAAATGCAGGATCATCTTGCCGACCTTGAAAGCGAATTTTGGAAAGACCACCCCGAACAATGAACCACCTCCAAACACTCCGCGACTTTAACGCATGGCGACGCAGTGACGATGCTATTGAGCAGCCCGACCCGAAAACGATTGGAGAGGCGATAGACTGGGCGATTCGCGTTTGTGAAGCGGCTCAAAACTTAAAGCGAGTCCAAAACCGTGCCGCTTTGAAATGAACCCCTGCACGAAATGCGGCAAACACGGGCGGAAATACGACGGACGATCGGAGTGTATGAAATGCACCCTTGAACGCTCAAGGCTGAACTACCTGGCGAACATCGAGGGGAGAGGCAGTATATGAGGGACTACGCGAAGAGGAGGAAGGCTGAGTCATCTGGAGGCCGGGACGAAGCGGAAGCCCCCACCCCTTCCCTCCCCCCCCCCGGGGGGGCAAGGAATCTATTACCACGTAAAGTAAAGTTAGGTTTGGTTCCGGTGCTGTCTGTCTTTGTTCAAAAAAATTTGAACTTGAAAACGCAACGGGATTGCAATAGGGATTTGAAAAATGAAAACGAAATCGAAAAAGGAAAAGACTGAGACAACGCCCGACGTTGCCCAGTCTATGAAGCAGGCGGAAGCGTTCTGGGGAATCTCAGGATCAACGCTACGGATCGCCAAAGCGGCGGGCTGTCCCGCATTCATTCAGCATCGGATTCACCGTGACCCGCTCATTGCATGGCTGGAGAAAAACCCAGACGCGGCAGGCAAAGGTGAATCGCTCACCGACGCGGCGGAACTCAAACGCCAGAAAACGGAGGCCGAGGTGAAACTGCTTCGCGCTAAGATCGCAAGGGAGGAGAGGGAAACGATACCCCTCGCCGATGCTAAGGCCGAATGGGCAAGAGCGGCATCTATCGTGCAAGAAGAGGCCAAGCAGTTGATGGAGCGCGACCATTACCGCGTATTTGTCGAAAGGTGCAAGACGAGAATCGGCGAACTATTGGAAGCATGAAATCCTCCGAACTAGCCCGCCCTTTCCTCGCCGACTGCTTCGTGATTCCCCACGACGGCGATATGGTTTCATGGGCGGATGGGAAGCTGAAAATCCCCTATTCCGTCCGTTATCCAATTTACATGGCGAACGAATCCCCGTGGCTCATAGAACCAATGCGGGCGATTTCAGACCCGAAGATTCGACGGGTTGATGTCCGTATGCCAGCCGGAGCCGCAAAATCCCTGATCGGAGAAATCATGGTTGCCCATGCCATCGTGGAATCGCACGGGCTTTTTTACTACGTATGGCAAACGGACGATGACGCGAAGGACGCGGTGGAAGATCGTATTATGCCGATGATCGAGGCGAACGATTTTCTTTCCCGTCGCCTACCGGAAAAGCAGGACAAAATCAGGCGGCAAAAGATCGCTTTTCCTGGGTTCTCGTTTTACTGCATTGCGGCCAAGCCATCGAAAGCACAATCAAAGCGGGTGAAGATCCTCGTTATGGAGGAACCGCATTGTTATGAGGCGGGCATGATGTCGGCATTTGAAAAGCGGGTGGAGGGCGTAAAAGACCCGAAGATCGTCACCCTATCTACTGGCTCAGTTATGGGCGATGAATCCGACGAATCATTCCTTGCCGGGACTTGCGAGGAATGGGAAGTGCCATGCCCTGAGTGCGGAGAGTATCAGGCTATGACCGACCACCGTGACCGCTTGCTTGCCCAGATTGACGATGAGACGAAAGGCGAGGACGGAGATTACAACTGGTCTAAAATCCTTCCGACCGTCCGATATAACTGTTCCGCGTGTGGGAAGGATTGGCCGACTGATCCAGCATTCCGAAAGGAGCAATCGCAGAAAGGACGATACTCGGCGACGAACTACAACGCGGCATCCGATCACCGGAGCTTTCACATGGAAGCGCAATCCGTTCATTACTTCCCGCTCTCGCAACTCCTCATGGAGAAAATGAAATCCGTGCAAGCGTATCGCCGAGGAGCTATCGAGCCGTTCAAGGACTACATGCAGAAACGGCGGGCGATGGCATGGGATGAAGCACCGACCGACACCGACGAGGATGCGGCGTTTGAACGCTCCAAGGGCGATTACCTAAAAGGCGAGCCGCACGAACATGAGATTACGCGTTTCATGTGCGTGGACAACCAAGCCGGAAAAGCATCCAAGGGCGAATATGCGCACAGATGGTTCACTTGCCGCTCGTTCGGGGAATACGAATGCCGACTCATAGACGAGGGGAAAATCGCCACATGGGAGGAGCTGGAGGAGAAGCGCAAAGAGCTAGGCGTAGAGCCTGCCCGCGTCCTTGTGGACTGCGCATGGGATACCCCGAACGTCCATGCGGTATGCGTCAAATACGGCTGGCAAGGACTATGGGGAGACCCAGGAAAAAAGAACTCATTCCCGCATCATTCGCAGGTTCTCACACCGACCGGCCCCGCGCAAATCACTCGCCACCTGCCATTCTCCCGCCCGCAAGTCGGTCATGTCGGCATCGGCACGGGAGGACAACAACGGCAAGCCCGATACTTCTTTTGGTGCGCACGCCCGATCAAGGACATGTGGCATCGACTCAAGAACGGATTAACAACCTACAAATGGACGGTTCCGCGTGATGTCTCGCCCGAGTATAAAGCCCAGATCAATGTCGAGTTTAAGCGGCAAGTGACAAACAAGGCCACGGGGAAAAAATCATGGGAATGGTATTTCCCGCCGTCGAAAGCAAACCACTTGACCGATTGCGATCAAATGTGCCTAGTTGCCGCGATCATGGATAAGAACTTACAGCCGATACTCTGGACGGCGGGCGGGGATGACGGGAATGAACCCGAAAACAAACAAGACGACGAATGATACAATCAAACAACACGCGACCGATAGGTTACTGGGAAATAACCAAACGCCCTTACCTTCTCGCCAACTACCCTCCCCGCACCGCGAAGGACTTGGAGATTGCCGACTTGAAGCGTGAGAACAACGCGGCATTCCAGCGGATACAGGAACTAAGCGCGGAACTAGTCCGACTGGGATACGACCCGACGAGTAAGCGAAAATAATGCTTGCGGCCAACCCAGATCGGTGGTTTTCTACCTGCGGCGGACGTGCAAATCAGCCAAAGACTTCTTCGGGTGTAAGCACCCACAAGCCCCGCACTGTATTGCACGTCCAGTCGCGGGGCTTTTCCTTTGGTGAGTTCCTGACATATCCGGTAACGCGGACACTGAGAGGCAAAGGGGCGCAAGCCTCATGGATTCTAGGAAGCTCGTCGGGCAATGATTGCCGCCTATCACCCCGAGCGCGAAGTGGTTCATCCCATTCCGCAATGGAAGAGCGTTTTTCCGAAACGGCCAGTTATGGTTCGCGAATCTGACTCCGAAACGATTGTAAGAGGCGGCTATTTGGTTTCAAACCCTTCCTATGGAAATTAGGATTTCAGCGATTAACAGAAAAACACATGATTAAATTTAAATCAATTCAAAGCGACGATGCGGGCGCAATATTTCCAACTTGCGCTAGCGATGCAATGGCGAGCATACGGATGGCGATGCAATCCCTAAATGTCCACATTAAGAAGCACGGACTGCCATCTGCGGTGAAACTGGATGAGAAGTGGATCGCATTGTGCGAAAAGCCCTTCCCGCTATCCGAAGGAAATATCGCCGAAGAGGAAATCCAACTCTTCCGCGTCGCCCACGAAATGAATGGAAGGCGCGTGGACATCTATCGGGATGAAATGAACCGTAAGGTGACGATCACCATTTCATAACTATTTTCAAAAATAATTCATCGGCGCAAGGGGCAACCTTTGCGCCGTTTATTTTGCAGTCGATGAAAATTTAAACTTTACAAAGTAGGGCGATTTACTAAGGTTTTGCCGAAGAATGTTGGGAAACATACTTACCATAGTCCTAAGAAGTCCCCTGCCGCCGCGTCTAACGGTGGCAGGGGATCACCCTTTCGCGTCGCAGGAAGGAGGGTCTAAGTGATTAAGCAGACCCTAGTCGGACTTGATGCTGCCGACCTCGTGCAAATCCGTGACGCGTGCAAAGCCGCGATCATCGCCGGAACCGTGCGCGGCATTTCCTACACCATCGCCGGACGTTCGTTTTCTTTCCCATCATTGGAAAGCGCATCCTCCACGCTGCAAGAAGCGGTCTATGCGCTAGGCATCCTTTCCGGCACACGCTCATCAAACGTGCGGGCAAATTTCAATCCTAGCGTCGGGAGGGGAACGCGATGACATCGGAGTTCAAGCCCGGCGTATTGGATAACGTGCTTTGCGCCCTGTCGCCTGAGCGCGGCCTTAAACGCCTCGCCGCTCGACGCATCCTGCATCAGTTCCGTTATGACGGAGCGATTGCCGACAGTCGCCGCGCATCCGCCCCGCAAAACATGTCGCCGAACTCCTTTGACGTTCAGCGCGACCGCTTGCAACTCATGCGCGAAGCCGAGGACATGGAGCGGAACTTCGCGCCCGCGAAAATGCTCAACCGCAAGTTCGCCAGCTACGTCACGCCACGCAGCTACCACGCCCAAACGGGAGACACCGGACTAGATCGGGACATCGAGGAGTATCTCATGGAAGATGCTTTCCTTAACTGCGACGTTACCGGACGCTATGACTTTTTCCACATGCTGGAGTTTGGAGTCATGGGTTGCAACCGTGGCGGAGATTATGGATGGGCGTTTCAGCGTTTAGGGGCACATCCTGATATGAGCGAGGACGAGCTAGTCCAACTTCCCTTTCGCATCCAAGCTATCGAGCCTGACCGCATCGGCGGCATTTATCAAAACGTCGTATCCAATGACTATGTTTCCGGATTGAACATCGGCGAATACGGCCAGATCGAATCTTTCCGCGTGTTTCATCGTTCGATGACCACGAACACGTATGACAACCCGATTGACGTTCCAGCCCGTGATTTTGTCCACCTGACCGACCCGATGAGGATTGACCAGTATCGCGGCGTTTCCATTCTCGCCACGGCTATCCAAAACCTCCGTGACCTTTACGAGAT